AGGGTCCGACATACATTGCAGGCATTTTCCAGAGCTCGGCTTTTGGGTCCAGTCCAAATCCTCTTGCGGCTTCTGTCAGTCCTTTTTCGGATTTTACTTTACCGAGATGATCGTAGGCCAGAGCGTTCAAACTGTAACTAAAGCGGTTTTCGTCCAGTAGAGACGCGATAAGCATGGTATCGATGATCCGACCGTTGAGCGTGAAGCCCATACGTCGTATCCATCCCGCATCGTACTGAGCGTTATGCATGATTTTATCGGCGGGGCATTCAAAGACTTTCTTCAGCCATTTGTTTACGATGCGCTCGTCCAGATTACCGCCGTATTTATGACGGATGGGTATATAGCCTGACCAATCGCTGACGGCAACAGCGTAACCTACCACTTCGCCATCGTTTCGTGCCCACCCCGGCCCGAGTGTTTTGATATTTGGATCGCGTGTTTCAACATCTATGGCTATTTGTTTGGCTTCAAAGATGTTGGGAAGCTCGGTTGGCGGTAGCCATTCCGACTTCGGCGTATCAAACGCGAGTTGCAAGGCCATTATTTTTCTCCCCCAAGGGCGCCGTAGCCACAGACATCGAGCCAACTGTCCTCATGGTCTGGTGTTTCTATCAGGCGGGACAGCTTGACCGCTATCATGCATTGATAGACTTGCGATACGGTTACCTCTTTCTCCAGTATAACCGACCACATCTTTGCTATGCGTTTGTGGTTTTCGTGGGCATCACCGTAAGCTTTGGCCCGTGGACCGTTAATCATCTTCTCGGCTTTTGCTAGTATGTCTTTCCTGTTCATATGCTGTAACTCCTCAATGCGTCTTCTGGCTCGATTAAATATAGATTTTTTTTAGTTCGTGTTACACCGACGTAAAATACACGGTGCAGTTCGTCAGGGTCCTGTTCCGCCGCTTTGGACGCGGCGGGGGACACATCAGTAAATAGCACGACGTTCTCTGCTTCCCCACCCTTCGATCCGTGGATCGTGGATAGTGTTATACGAGGCGTGCCATTAAACTTCTCTCCGCGACGGAGTAGAGCGGTAATGTAGGCTCTTTCACTGTCGGGTATCTTATCCATAGCTTCGTGCCATATCATATCATTGGTGGCAAAAAGGCCATGATCGCGCTGTAGCGCATCAAGTGTTACGGTTTCATCGTCCATGAGGTGCGGTATTTTTTTATAGCCTCGCTTTACACGGTTGCCCACAGACATATAGCTGTAGATAACACGGGCCACAGGAGCGGTTATCTCGCGTCCTTTACGCATTTGTTCCCATCCGTTGACCGCTTCGCTTATCTTTTGCGAGATGGATCGTTTGCCGTGGTACGCAAATAAGTGACCGCGACTGCGTAAACTATCTATGAGGCCGTGTAAGAAGTAATTAGCTTGCGCGAGTACGAGCCATGTTCCTTCTGATAAATCTATGTGTGATACGTCATTGATACGTTTTATTAATCCATCTTCTGGTCTGGGCAGATAGGTTTTTGGGACACGCTTGTGTATGCGTTTTGATATACGGGACGCCAGAGGATGTATGTTCTGTGGTACGCGATAAGACTGTTCAAGTACCTCGTACCCTCCGTTGAGTCCTATAAAGTGCTCGACATCAGCCCCCGCCCACTTGTATATAGCTTGGTCATCGTCCCCCGCGCAGTATATTCTATCCGAATGTTTTTCTATAATGTGGGCCACATCCCATTGCAGCGGGGATAGGTCTTGTGCTTCGTCTATAAAGCTGACGCTTAGGTGCGGACAAAAACGCGAGCTTTCGTTTACAAATATCTCTAGCATATCGGTAAAGTCATAGAGTTTCAGTCGGTTTTTGTAGCTTTGTATGGACCGTGCGACGTAGGACAGGGTCATCCAGTCTATATTGCTATCCGATAGATTATATTGCTTGCGCAAAGGTATTTTTTTTAAACGGGCTAAGTTTATGATACTGAGGTAAGGGTCCGCATTGGCACTAGATTCAAACATATTATCGCCACCGCCATTGTCAGGCACGAGCTTTATGCCAATAGTATCGGACAGTTCTTTGTAATGCTCGTTCTGCATGACTTGTTCGGAACGTATGCCTGACAAGCGCAAAGCAAAGCTGTGTAGTGTACGGAACCATGGTAGTTGATTTTCATCAAGACCAAACCGCTGACACGCACGATCCACTGCTTCATAAGCCGCTTGGCGGGTAAAGGCAAAGTATCCTATCTTTGAGGGCGGTATGCCTTGACGTAATGCCTCGTCAACTTTATTCAGTAGTGCTGTTGTTTTCCCCGTCCCCGGAGGTCCGTATATCCTGAATATCTTTGTTTGCATTCTGCTCTTCTATTTTATTAACTATTACACGCACTCTTTCGCGTGTTACACCATACTTCTTACCAATAGCCGTGAGTGTCATGGCTCTTTCGGTCCGTAATCTGTGCATTTCAAGGTTCCGTTCTTTATAAATCGAGGTCATCTACTGCATCCTTTATACTGCCATACTTTTTTAAAAACAGGGGCGTCTTTTCGCCTACCCATGATCCTAATACATTATAATTAAAGAACTCAACGGCGTCGTCATAGGACATATTATCACGCCGACATAGTATAGCTATACATTCATCCTTATCGTAGGCAAATACATCCTCCATATTAAATCGCGATGCTACGCCTAAAAATGCTTCATCAAATCCGTCTGCTTTTAACATTAAAATACCTCTTTGCTTTCGTTACCACCAAACTCAGGAGCGGATAGCTCCACCTCTACCGCATCAAACGACGGTATCTTCCATACACGCACAGGGCGTCCTCTTATTGATATTTGTGAGCTTTCGCCACCTTTGTCCCGTAGACGTTGTGCTATCTTATGACTTTTGTATTCAAAAAACTTGTTGCGCTTTAAGTGTGCGTCAAAGTCTTTCAGTCTAAAATATGTCATCTTTTCGTCTTCATCCGTCCATGGACGCTTCAACAGTATCTCTTCTTTATCGTCGGCCTGTTGCATACTTTGACAGAACTCCTCAAGATGGTCATAGAACTGTCCGCTGACACTAGCGTCCTGTGATACATCTATGATAGCGCTTTCGTTTTCTTTCATCTCTTGCATCAGGGATCCAATACGGTTTTCCCATATTATTCGGGATACAGAGCGCGGCATAAAGTTCAGTTGCTCCATGCACGATCTCTGAAATATGGCTTGGTTCAACAGAGCATCCGTATCCATTTCCAAGGGCTCCCCGTTTACATCGACGAACCATACGGGCGGTATCGAGTTGTATTTACGTAAGTTTGCTATTACAGCGCCTTGTACAGCCGCTCCTACACCGTGCTTTCGTGTAAGACACAAGGTTTTGTTGCAATAGGCGTTGATTGGTGCATCACTACATTTGTAGGCATACTCCTTACGCTCAAGCTGTTTGGCTACGATGTTTACCTCACTAAGAGGAAGAGGGGGCTCAAGATATTGCATATTATACGTAAGTATCTCTGTTTCCCAACTGTCAGGGTAGGCCTTGCGTAGATATACGCCAAGATTAAATAACCCGTTGTTTCTACCGCCTTCGCCTATCTTTTTACTGGCCAGTATTTGTAGACAGGGCGGACCGTCCATCATGGGCTCTTGTACTTTAGGCTCGCCTACTTGTAGGCGTGTTATTTGTTCCGGTGTTTGTTTGTATTCCTCGTACAGCTTTATAAATTCGTCAAGCGTGGCGCTTGTGCCGTCATCCTTGATGGCGTACCGCAGGCCGTCTTCTGCATCAAAGTACGGTAGGTTTAGAAAATTTCCTACATCATCGCGGTCTAAGTGTAGTTTTATTTGCTTTGGGAATATCTCACTACCGCCGTAACCGAGCGCGGCAGACATTTGTTGTAGCGTTGCTTGCATATCCTTGGCTTCTATCCATTCTGTAGCAAACAGAAAACAGTGTGCTCCACCTGATTTGGAGCGACAAATGACCAAAGGCAGTTTTAGCTTACGTATTTGTTCTATTAGTTTCTTGTGGTCAAGGGGATATTGATCCACATCAATACACCCCCAGACACATTTGTTTTCTTCGTTTATGGGTATGATACCAATACCACGACCTTTGCCTGATATGTGACCTTCCCATAGCTCTGTGGACCGTGGCTCGCGAACTATCGCGGCACGGCCCGTGCTCTTACCATTTAATTGCTTCTTATCAATCTTGAACGTGCCGTAGGCTAGTTGCAGACCGTCAAAGATTGCGGCAAATTTTTCTACTGATGACATACTTTCTCCCATAAGGTGGGGCGATGGACTAATATCTTTAAATCCTCTGTTCGGAAAACCATCACCCCTACGCGGCCGCCTCTTTAGAACGGTATCTGATCTTTTTCGCCGCTCTTAACATCTTCATTCTCACGTTTTACTTCAACGTTGCCCGATTGGACACTCTCGGAGAATGCTTTTGCCTGTTCATATGTCGCTAAGTTTTTTGCAAACTGAGTAGGATCTTTCTTCTGAGTGTCCTCATCAAGAAGCGGTCCTTCAAGTTGCATTTCCCAACCGTGCCATGAGCCCTTGTCATTGGACTCACCAAGGGTTTTCATACGGAACTTATACGCGAACCGTGCAAACCCATCTCTGTCACACTGCGCCATAATCATGCTGTTAAATTTGCGTGACTTTTTAAGCTGTGTAGACTTCATGGGTATAAGCGCTGTTTCGCCTTTACCGTCCGCACCAATCACTAACACAAAGTGCTGATGCGTTTCCTCGATGTAATCCCCACTGCCGTCGGTGCAATACTCCTTATTGTCATCCTCTGACCGTTTTACGGCGGGACACTCTGCTCTTGTCTTGTAGACCGTAGGAGCGCCGCTACCTTGGCCTCTGGGGGCCCATCGTAGAAATTCACGCTGATAAGCAACCGGAACGACTACAATGCCTTCCTTGCCGCTGTATAGCGCTTCGGTAACACTATTGTATATGTCACCCTTTTTACCATCGAGCTTGTCCATCATTGGATCGACACCCGATAGTATCTTGATAAACGGTAAGGCAAGATCGTCTTTACCAACGTTCTCGTTACCCTTTCCCGCGTCTTTTTGAAGTTGTGCAAAATCAAATGCGACAACCTCTGTAGCTTTCTTTTCAGCTACTGATTTGCTTGCTTCAGCCATTCTTTGCTCCTTTCGCTTTAGTAATGACGGCTCGTTGACCAACATACGCCCCAAATAAGTCCATGGGAAACTCGTCCCCATTTTCAACACGTTCTTTGACAAAAGCCCGTAGTGACATGGGTTCG